CTTTTACTTTGTGCATGAGATAAAGATTACTATATTCAGAATTGCAATGAGGATGTGTTTCATGAACACTTTTAACATGAATATAACCTTTATCATCTAATGCTTGTATGTATTCTTTATAACCATAAGGTAATTCATGCATTCCTGATATATCAACTACACCACCTCTTTTTTCAATCTCTTCTAAAATTTGTTCTACAACTTCTTTGCTTAGTTCTTTATGTAGTTTTGCTGTTTCATTTATTAATCTTTCTTTTTCTTTTAATTTATTTTTAAGTGTTCTGATTTTATCTTGAGTACTCTGTTTCATAATTTTATAATTTAATAGATTAAAAAAACTAAGGGATTTCTCCCTTAGTTTGTATACATTCCAAATGCTATTAGCATATCTCTACTAATTGTATCAGGCATTACATAATCACTCATTGCAGTATTAAATGCATCATGGATCATTCTAGTTGTCCATGCTCCTTCATTAGGTAAATATCCTCTAGCCATTAATCTACTTGTTAATTCAACATAAAATTTGAATCCTAATTCTGTTGAATCTGTAATTTCATAAATTTTCTTTCCTATCAAAGGGGTGTAATCAATATAATCAGGCTTTGCTTCAGTTACTTTAGTTTCAATAACTACAGTATCATGTACTTCTACAAACACTGTATCCTTATTCTCCTGCAATTTAATTACAAGAGTATTGGATTGATGTAATGCTTGGTTACTTAATCCTAATGCTCCTACTAGGAGTACAATAAATACAATAAGGATTGGGTTGATAGTATTGCTCATGTTATATAGTTTTAAATTTTGAATTAATATCAGGAATAGGTGGGGGAGGGGAGTAAGTGGATTATTTAAAAATAAAGAAAAAGCAATAGACTCTCAATGAATCTATTGCTTATGTGTTTATAGTGATTGCTCAAACTCTTGAATACTATTCCAAAGTTCATCTTGTTCTGCATTCATACCTCTGCACATACCTAAGAAATCAGCACATGCATGGATTTCTCCTCCTGCTCCAATTCCATCTAATTCTTTCTGAATTCTAGAAACAGTTTTTACATCTTCTTTAGCTGTATCTTTATCGTATTCAGCTTGTTCTGCCATTGCATAAGCTCTGTACATAACATCAAGTAGTTCTTTAAATTCACTAGGGTAATTAGTTAATTTAATTGCAATTCCTGCTAAAACTACTTGTAACATTTGGTTCATGTATTCTGTTGTAAATTTCATTGTATTAAGGTTTAATAAGTGAAAAGAAGAGTAGTGAGAATATCCCACTACTCATTGGTTATTGTACTGTTACTCCTTTTGGGAGATATACAGTATAGTTTGTACTTGCCTGTATGCCATTGACATACTCCAAATACTTAGTTCCATTAGTAGGAGTAAGTTTGTTACCAACAAGTTTAGGTTTAGTCCAACTAAGGACAACCTTGTTTGCTTTTTGAGTACAGTTAGACTGTACATAGGTCTCTACAATGATACGAGAACCCTGTGTTTCTCTGATAACTACATTAGATCCTTGTTTTTCAAGGTCACTAATGTCAATAGTTTCAGTAGAAACAGTGAGCATTTGATAATCATTTGCTTGTGATTGAGCAAATGTAAAAGTAGTAATAGCTAGGAAAATAAGAGTGAAAAGAGTTTTCATGATAATATGTATTAAAGTTTTAAAATATATGTCAAGAATGTGTGGGAGTGGTTTGTGAAAGGATATTTGAAAAAAACTTAACATGCTCTAACAAGAACATGCTAAGTAACTAACCACTATACAGAACGTATAGATTATTAGTTGATATATAAAAGACCAGTGGTGTTCATTGAGTTTCATTATAATTGGTGTTAAAGGTTAAATAAAAGAAAAGCTAATACTATCTAGTTAGGACAGTATTAGCTTGTAGTTTGTGAATTGGGTTTATAGGCCAGATGCTATTACTTCAGCACCCTCACCACCATTGATTAAACAACCATTGCCTAAGAAATCCCAATCTCCATTACGGAGCTTTTCAGATGTCATAATAGACAAACGTGCTAGTTTATCAGAAGATAAATCAATATCTGCTTGTACACGCATTGTTTCTTCTGTGCCATCATCAAAGGTAAGTACAGCAAATAGTTTTCCCGTATTAGGGTTACGCAGTACACTAAAGTCTTGAACATTGAATTTTGTTTTGAAAGACTTAAGAGAGATAAAAGATACGTTAGAATTAGCTTGATTAGCCATAATAATTAAGTATTAAAGTATGTAAAAATATTAAATGTCAAAACTAGGTGGGGGTGGTGTGATAATGGAAAGAATCATTTGTCGGAGAAAAAAATGACTTGCTATAAAGTAAGGTGGGGGAGCATTGAAGGTTGTTGAAGGGGGTGGGGGTTTTTAAAGGGGAATCACAAATTCACTATTCACACTAAAAATTTTACTAGAAAAAATTTTTATAAAATTTCAAACTTACTCTTAATTTAACTTTACAAAACTTTTTCAGATTAATCTGTGTTTTATTTAAGAAGTTTCTTAACTTTGTATAAATCACAAAACCATATTATTAATGAAAAGAGTAAATAAGAAATTAAGCTTATCTCAAAATGACTACTATAGACAACACCTAGCTATAGTAAATGCTTTCCTTCCAATTAAACTTACTAATAAAGAAATAGATGTACTTGGTCTTTTCATGTCATTCAAAGGAGTTTTAGAGAAAGATAGGTTTGGTACTACTGCTAGAAAGATTGTGATGTCAGAATTAAACTTATCTTCTGGAGGATTAGGTAACTATATTAATTCTTTAAAGAAGAAAGGTTTTATAACTAAAGATATGCAGATCCCTAAATTGTTAGTACCTAGTGAAGGAAAGCAAGAATATTATTTTATACTAGAAAACACTCAAGTAAATGCCAAGGAATAATTTAGTAGAAGAGTTCTATGAACAAATCAAACTATCTTATCCTGATTTTACATTTGAACAAATAAATGAAATATGTTTGTTTCCTTATATGTATTTTAAAAGAAGAATGTCAGATGATGATATACCTGATATTAGAGTTAAGTACTTAGGTTCATGGCAAGTATTTTCAAAACCTGTTTTAGATAGATTAAAGAAAAAAGAAGTTAGTATTAAAAGAAGGCAGGATAAGGGTGAGGAGATATACCCAAATGAAATTCAAGAATTAAATAAGTTAAAGAAATATGTTGAAGACAATCCTAAAGTATTTCATAAAGTGGATAAAAGGAGAAATACCTAGAGTAGATGCATGGTACTTTATCCAAGGTCATTGCAGGCAAACTCTCTACTATTCTTATCCTGCCCTATTAAGAAAACATATTAAGGAACAGATTGAATGGAGAATGCTTGTAGTAGATAAGGAGTGTTGGAACTCTGGTCAATGTAAGATATGTGGTTGTTCTCAACCTGCTCTTTTAATGTGTGATAAACCTTGTGATAAGCCTTGTTACTTTCCTATGCTTAATAAAGGTGAGTGGAAATTCTTTAAACAATTTAAAGCAGTAATAAAGAAAGGTTATTATTATTCATACAATCCAAAAACTCAAACAATTAAAACTGAACAACTTTATGTGGAATAAAAAAACTTATGACTTTGGTATAAAACCTTCTGGTATTAAAATTACAGCAAAGTTTATTTATGAAGGTGATAAAAAGATTAAAGCTGTAAAACCTTCTTGTGGATGTACAGCTAGTTCTGTAAAAGAAAATACAGTTACACTTGTCTACACTACTGGTACTATTCCACCACACCTTAAAAAGAAAGGTGAAATGAGAGTGAGTAAACCAGCTACAGTAATCTTTGAAGATGATTCAGAAGAAATCATTTCTATTGTTGGAACAGTAAAATCTAAATAAATGGCTTTTCATATTCATGTTAAAACACCTCACGAAAAATGTATATTTTGGGATAGAGGACATTCTGCTAGAAATAAAAATAAAACTTACCTAACAGGAGAGCATAAACATTCTAAGTTCTTTCAACACTCTACAGGAGAGTATCATGGTGATGGTATGTTTGAAGAAGGAACTAAAAATCAAGAGTACTCTTTGTTAGCTATGGAAGCTATTATTAAAAGAGGGATTAATGTTGTTCCTATATATCATTCTTATAAAGATACACCATTACTTACTAGAGCAAGCTTTGCTAATCTTTATCATGCTACTATACAACAAGGTATTGGATTATCAGAACATTCAAATGCTTTTAATTCAAATGCTAGAGGATTTTCTGTATTCACTTCTCCTGGCTATTCTCCTGCTGACCCATTAGCTACTAGACTTATAGAAATGTATGAAGATACTTTTATGAGTATTGAAACTGCAAAACATAGTAAGTTGTCAGTAAGAAAAGATTTATCAGATAGAGATCCTGATTATGAAGCTAGGTTCACTATGCTAGTTAGAACCATCATGCCTTTCCTGCTTATTGAGAATTTGTTTTTTGATAATTCATTAGATGCAGATATATTAGAAGCTGATTGGTATAAAGATACTTATCCTGAATTTATTGCTGAATGGGCAGATGAAATTTGTATGTAATTATGTATATAATATTAGATTTAACTGAAATTATTATTGCTATATTAATACTTGTATATTTTGTAAAAGTATATTATAATCAAAAAAAATTATGAAAAATTTAAGAGATGTGGTTACTGTTAAAAAAGGAGCTAAATATTCAATACCTAAATACAATGTAGTAAAAGGTGAAGGATTAGTACTTACTGATAATGTACAATCCATTGAATTTGTAAAAGGAAGTATTGATGGAGATCAATATGCTCAAGAAGGTACAACAACAGAAAATGTTCTTTCAATGCTTATTGAACATCTTGGACATCTTAATCAAGGAAAACTTAGGAATAGACATACTTCTGTAGCTATTACTAAATTGGAAGAAGCTAGGATGTGGATTGAAGAAAGAAAAAGAGATAGAGAAGCAAGAGGTGTTATCAGTACATATAAAAAATAAACTATGAAAATATTTCAAGTAGAAAATACTAATGTTACTCCTGTACAAGAGATTCTTTTAATACATCCTTTTAAAGATATATGGGAAAGAGATAAGTCTAAGAAAAAGACTACAGCTTTAAGAGAATTTGCTTATATTGAATTTATGGTATCCCCACAATCATCTAATCCTTTTGCAGGTTATCCTGAAAATATGAAAGGAGGTAAAATTGTTGAGACTCTTTGGATTGATGAAAAGTGGGAAGAAGATGCTTTAGTAAGATTAGCTATTGTTAAATATGAAGAATGGTTAAATGAAGCTTCTCCTTCTTATAGATTTTATTTAGCTGTAAAGAAGTCTGTAGATAATACTAGAGAGTTTTTAGAAACAGTTGATTTGCAGGAAAGAGATGAGAGGGGAAAACCTATTTTTAAAGTGAGTGATGTACTCAATGCTCAAACTAAGTCTAATGAAGTTCTTAAAAACTTAAATGCCCTAAAGAAGAATGTAGAACAAGAAATATTTGAAGCTAGTAAAACACAATCTAATAAAGAAATTAATCCATTTGAAAGATAAAATATTATGAGAATAAATGAATATCCTAAAGAGTTACAAAAAAAACTTTTAATTGTAGAATTAATAGATTTTTATACAGATTATGAACCTGTTGGGGGTTGTTTACATATAGTGTTAAGTGATGGTAATTATGATTCTGTTGAAAGCTGTAGAAGTTTTGCTGAAGAAAAAAATGATGTAATAGCTTTACAACTTATTGATTTGATGAAAGGAATGGCTGAAGAAGAAGTTGAACAATTGGTAGAAAGATATTGGGAAATTTCAGAATGGGAAGATAAGTTATTAGGTAATAAAAATCCTTTGATGTAATATGAAAGTCAGCTCAATAAGAAATAAAAATGGTCATTGGATCAATACTGAAGTGTTTAAAGAAGAAGCTAAACACTTTGAAAAGTATGGATACTATTGTCCTGATCCTTGGGGTTCTCCTTCATGGAAAGCTTATTGGGAAGAACAGCTCAGGAGAACAAAGGAAGGGTATGAAGTAGGTGGTGCTAAGATAACAGGTGATCACTACTACTATCTTAACTTTGCTCCTATTATGAGAGTGCAGAAAAAGATTAAGAAGGGAGCTAAAAAAGCAAAGAAGGTAGAAGGGTTTCCTGATTTCTGGGATGGAGATTATAATTATTTCTGGTGTTCTGATATTGCTTTTGATGGAATTAGTAGAGAAGAATTAGATAAGTTACAATTACATGTTACCATAAGAGATGAACATTTAGGAGGTGGTAAACATATGATTGTTGGTAAGTCTAGGCGTAAAGGATATTCATTTAAGAATGGAGCTAAGCTTGCTAATAAATATAATAATACTAGAAACTCTCTTTCTATTATTGGTGCATTTGAAAAGAAGTATTTATATCCTGAAGGTACTATGGGAATGGTATCTGATTATATGAACTTCTTAAATGAGCATACTGGTTGGAGAAAGAATAGAGATTATATTGATAAGCAGGATCATAAGAAAGCATCGTTTAAAGAAACTAACAATGGTGTTCCTGTAGAGAAAGGTTATCAGTCTCAAGTAATGGCAATTACTTTCAAAGATAATCCTGATGCAGCTAGGGGTAAAGATGCAGACTATGTTCTACTAGAGGAAGCAGGTAAGTTTCCTAATCTTAAAGCTGCCTTTGCTGCAACTGTTCCTGCACTAGAAGCAGGTATATATACTACTGGTCAGATTATTATATTTGGTACTGGTGGAGATATGGAGAATGGTACTGTAGATTTTGCAGATATGTTTTATGATCCTGACACCTATGATCTCCTGCCCTTTGTAAATATATGGGATGAAGAAGCTGAGAATACTAATTGTGGATTCTTTCACCCTGTGTTTTGGAATATGGATGGGTGTTATGATAAGCAAGGTAATTCAGAAATAGAAAAAGCTTTAAAGCATGAGGAAGAAGTAAGGCAAAGGATTCTACATAACTCTTCTAATGGTAATAAGGTGTTGCAGCAAAGAGTACAAGAGTATCCTACTAAGCCTTCTGAAGCTTTCCTTACAGTATCTACAAATGATTTTCCAGTAGTAGAGCTTAGGAATAGGTTGAACTTGGTTATTAGAGAAAAGCTTTTTGAAAAGAAAGGTCAGCCTGTATTTTTATATAAAGAAGAAGGTAAGATAAAAGCTAGACCTGACTTAAAAAAAGAATTAGAGCCTATTTGGTATAGAAAACCTAAGACAGATAATATAGCAGGTTGTCCTGTTATTGTA